CTACGGTCGGGCCGGACCAGCTCGTCCAGCCGGGTGATCCGCACGGTGTCACGATCACCGATCCGGGGCCGTCATGGCAGCCGCCGCCCCGCATCATCCCGTCCGCATGGTCGGGGTGGCCGGCTGATTGGTGGCCGCCGGCATGGGGCGGCGGCGGGTACCAGAGCCTCAGTGACACGGCCTGGGCGTGTCTGGATTTGAACGCCTCGGTGCTGGCGGCAATGCCGCCCTACCTGGTCGGGGCGAGCGATTCGTTGGACGCCGGCTGGCTGGCGAACCCGAACCCGGACACGTACACGTCCTGGGAAGAGTTCTGCAAACAGTTGTTTTGGGATTACCAGATGGGCGAGGCGTTCGTTTTGTGTACGGCCAGGTACGCGACGGGTTACCCCGCCATGTTCCATGTCGTCCCGCCCTACCTGATCACCGTTGAGCTGGTGAACGGTATCCGCCAATACGAAATCGGGGACACAGATGTCACCCCGGACGTTTTGCATATTCGGTACAAAAGCTCGGTGGCGCAGGCGAGAGGGATAGGCCCGTTGGAGGCCGGCGGCGCAACGGTTGTCCAGGACAAGCTCTTGAGCAGCTACGCGAACAACTGGATGCAGGCCGGCGGGGTGCCCACGTCGATCCTGACGCATGAGGAAGAGCTGACACCGGAACGGGCCGCCGAACTCAAGGCCGAATGGGTTGCCGCCAGGCAATCCGGGATCGGTGAGCCGGCGGTCCTGACCGGCGGCATCCAGTGGCAGGCGACACAGATCAACCCGCAACAAATGGCGCTGATCGACCTGTCGCATGACACCAGGGCCAGGATCGCGATTCTGCTCGGGGTGCCGCCACCGTTACTGTCGATCCCGTCCGGCGATCCGCAAACCTACAGAAACGTCAAAAACTTTTTTGATTACCATTGGCGTTCCGGGTTGAGGCCCAAGGCGCAGGCCGTGATGTCGGCGCTATCCGGCTGGCTGCTGCCGAGAGGAACAACGGTGGAGCTGAATCGGGATAGTTACATTGAGCCTGAGCCTTTGGAAAGGGCGCAGGTTGCTCAGATTTACTCGCAGATCAGGGATACGCCGACCGGGCCGCCGGTCCTTAGTGTCGATGAAATCCGGGCGATCGAACGGATGCGAGTTGCCGGCCCTGCCGGCGTCCCGCCGCCAGGCAACGAAACACCGGGGGCATAGACGATGAGCGAACAAGAGTTCTGGCGGCGCGAGGCGCAGCTCGTCGGCGTGTCGTTTCCGGGCCGGACGATCGAAATGGTCGTCATGCCGTACGAAACGCCGGCCCGGGTGCCGTGGGAAGGGCGCATGGTCAGCGAAACGATCGCCAGAGGCGCATTCCACGGCATCGAACGCAGAGCGAACCGGGTCCGGGTCAACCGTGACCATAACCTTGAGCGCACCGTCGGGCGGGCGATGGCGTTTCACCCGTCCCGGGACGAGGGCCTCGTCGCAGAGGTCCGGATCGCCAACACCGACCTCGGCAACGAAACGCTGGAACTCGCCGCCGACGGCTGCCTGGACGCCAGCGCCGGGTTCCTGCCGATGGGCGACGGCGCGATGCGATGGGAAGGACCGGACGCCTATCGCATCACCAGGGCCTGGCTGGGCCATATCGCGCTGACGCCCCAGCCGGCGTACGAGGACGCCAAGGTGCTCGCCGTCCGGGGCGGTCTGACGCTGGTGTCGCCCACCCCGAACCTCGACCGGGTTCGGGAATGGCTGCTGGCCGACAGGGCTGGTAGCCTGCCCGCCTAAGCGCACTACCGACCGTCGCAGAGGCCAGGGGCCGCCGGTCGTTGCGGGTGACGCGAACCGTGTTCAACGTTCGTGAAAGGAACCCGCCCCATGGGCGCAACAGACGCAATCCTGGCCCGGTACACCAGCGAGGCCGAGGAAAAATCACTGTTCATCGACCAGCTCGTTGAACGCGCAGAGCAGGACCAGCGCGACCTCAACGAGCAGGAAATGGACCTGCTCAAACGGTCCAGGGACCGCATCCATGAGCTGACCGGCCTGATCGACCCGCTCAAGGATGCCGCCCTGATCACCGCCCAATCGCGGGAGCGCACTGCCGAAATCTCGGCTCAGTTCGCTGCCGCCCGAGGCGATCTGCCTGGCGAACCGTGGAAATACCGGTCTGCCGGCGCATACGTCCTCGACTACTGGCGGGCACGGGTCGGCAACGAGGACGCCCAGAAACGGATCAGCCTGTTTCAACGGGCCGCCTCGCACCAGACAACCGCCGACAACCCTGGCCTGATCCCGACGCCGATCCTGGGGCCGGTCGTTTCGTTCGTCGATGGGAACCGTGCGACCGTCACCGCTCTCGGTGTCGCGCAGCTCCCCGGCAGCGGGTCGTTTAGCCGGCCCACCGTCGTCGCTCACTCTGCCGCCGGCCCGCAAACGGCCGAGAAAGGCGAACTCGTCAGCCAGAAAATGACGATCAACAAGGTCAACGTGAGCGCGACGACCTATGGCGGGTATGTCAACGTCAGCCGGCAGGACGCAGACTGGACGCAACCCAGCATCATGGACGTGTTGATCACCGACCTGGCGGCGCAGTACGCGATCGAAACGGAAACAGCGACCGTCACCGCTCTCTCGGGGGCGGCGGCAGCCGGCGGAACGCTGCCGGCAACACCCACGGCAGCCGATGTCGCCGGCCATTTCTGGACGGCAGCCGGCAGCGTCTACCAGGCCGTGTACGGCGCTGGCAGCCTGATCGCCGTCACCGGCCCGGACATGCTGACGATCCTGGGGCCACTGTTCCCGCCGGTCAACCCGATGAATGCGCAATCCGCCGGCCTCACTGCCGGGGACTACGGGTCCGGGCCGGTCGGGTCGATCGCCGGCATCCCGGTTTACATGACACCGAACATAGCAGTGAAAACGATTCTGGTCATGTCAACGGCAGCCGCCGAATGCTATGAGGACCGGATTGGTGCGCTACAGGTCGTCGAACCGTCAGTGTTGGGAATTCAGTTGGCGTACGCCGGCTATTTCGCCAGTGTGATTTTGCAGCCGACTGGCATCGTCAAGATTCTGGGCACCTGATGGCTGACCTGATGGACGCACCGAACCAGCAGGCCGTCAGGGCTGACGGGTCCGGTCCCGGCATCGACCAGCCGGCGGCGAAGGGGCCGGTTGAACGGTCGATCGAACAGGCCGGCCCGCCAGCCGAACCGCCCCAGGGCCATCAACGCCTCGGACACCGGGAGGCCAACTGACGTGAATGCGTATTGCACGATCGACGAGCTGGCCGCCGCCCTGCATATCGCCGTCAGCACCACCAACACCCCGGCGCTGACGGCATGCTGCGAGGCGGCGGCCCTGGAAATCGACCAGACCATCGCGAGCATCAACCCGCCGGACTACACCGGGCCGCCATGGAACCCGCTCGTCAACCGTGTGAACGTGCTCAGGGCCGTTGAATGGTTCAAATCGAACGATGCCGCCTGGGGCGTCATCGGATACGACCAGACCGGGGCCATCAGAACGCCCAGGAACGGGTTTGCCAGGCATGCGATGGCCCTGGTCCCGGTCAAACAACGATTCGGTGTCGCGTAGTGCCGACACTCGCCCTCGGCCAGGTTCGCGACAGGGTTGGCGTGATCCTCGCGCCCGTCGTCGAAACCGACCCGCCGGTCTACCCGGAACTCGTCGATGCGATCGTCCCGCCAGCCCTGATCCTGGAATGGGCCGACCCATGGCTGGCGCAACAGATGATCGCCGGCAAGCTCGCGCCCATGTACGCGATGCTCAACGTGTTCTGCCTCGCCCCCAGGGTTGAACCGTCATATGCGGCCCTGGAGGTCATCGTCGCGCGCGTCCTCGCCCTGTTCCAGGCCGACCCGTACCCGTGGAACCTGACTGGCGCACAATCGCCCAGACGGTTCGACATTGCCGCCGTCCCGACGCTCGGGTCACGCCTGACGTTTCAAATCCCCGTCTATGTTGGAGGAACCTGACCATGCCGCCCCTACCGCTGATCCTCGACGACGCATCCCTGCAAATCTCAAGCGACGACACGTTCGCGAACCTCAAAGAACTCGCCTGCACGACAAC